CAGGCGCGCTCGCCGATGGCATGCGGTCACGACCGTCACGCTGTGGCATACGCGGCTCCATCGTGGGGACGTAACCCGTCGCGGATGCCGAAGACCCAACGCCGCCGCCCACCCCTGCAGTTCCGCCGAACTGCGCCATGATCGCATTGTACGTCCCCGGCTGGCGACGCTCCAACTCGGCCAGAGCCGCGTCGTACATCGGCCCGGCAGAGTATGCGCTCATGCCGCCGTAATCTTGCGCGGTCGGCATGCCTGCCGTCACGTCTGCCGTCGGCGAGCCGAAGGCCTCCGCCATTTGGTTGGTCCCGCGCATGGCGGCCACCTGCATCGGCGTCATCGCTGCGACGTCGGGACCGTAGTATGGCGCGTACGGGATGCGCGATACAGCCTCGCTGCGAGCCAAGGCCGAGCGCCCCGCGTCTTCCAGCCACGCTGGAACCGATACGCTTGTCGATTTGCTTCCGCCGCCCATTACAATTCCTTCTCCATCACGACCATGACGGGGCGAAACCCGCTCTTGTCTAAGATCCGCTCCCAGCCCTTGCGGCCAGAAATTGTCATGCTCTCGCATCCCTGCTGTCGGCCCCAGTCGGCCACGCTCTCGATGCCGTCAACCACCTCATCCATCTGCCCTCCGGCGAGAAAGACGTGCAGCACCTTCTTTCTAGCATACTCCACAATCTCTGTCACGGCGCAGCTATTCGGCGCTGGCCAGAGCTGCATGCGCCCCTCCAAGATGCCCTGCTTCACGTCGTCGAAGATGTGCGTGCCGCCGCTATATTCCAGCGCGGCCTCAATGTGCTTGCGGTTGGCGTCGATGATGTTCATGCCTGCACCCGCGTGATAACAAGCGTCACGGACGGCGCGGCTGGGGCGTAAGCCGTCGCCACATGCGCGTGAAGGTAGCCGCTCGTGCTGTCAACGGCCCACATGACATTCAGCACGTCGCCGGCGGCGAAGCTGAAGATGGCCGTGCGGCTGACCACAAAGGTCGCGCCGTTGTTGTGCAGGCTGGCGACGATGGTGCTGCCCGGGACGTCGGTGCCGTTTTTGCGCGGCCAGAAGCGGAAATTTACTTGGCTGGCCGACGTGCTGCTGATCTGCGCCGTGAAGGCGATTTCGTACAGGCCGCCCTCAGCGAAGGTGATCTCGGTCGCCGGCGAGCCGGTGACGGTTATTCCTTGCGCTGAGATGGTGTCCAGCGCAACTTTATAAGCCGTGTCGATGGCGGCCGCCGTGATGTTTGCGTCCTGCCCAAGTATTGCGAAGCCGTCGGCCAGCACGATCTGCCGCCAGACGCTGCCCTTGGAGACGACAGGATACCCGCCGACCGGATCCCACAGGATCGATCCGTCGTCGACGGCCGAAGACGTCGTGTTCTTGAACTGCAGGCGGGACGCGGTGCGGCGCAGGTACGACACAATGTTTTGCGCCCACACCTGCAGGTCGGGCGTCACTGGCGGTGGGCTGAAACCTAAACTCACCGCAGGCCACCCGGCTTGGCATCAAGGCGCATGACGCCGACGCGCCAGTCAGCGAGGCGTGCCCCGTCAACGCGCACGTTCACCTGCCTGCCCGTGAAGCGCACGCTGGTGGGGTTGGCCATCGAATACGGCCCGTAGCTGCGCTGCGTGTCATTCGGGTGGAAGCGCGTCTTGAACGTCGCATTGACGTCGCCCTGCGTCTTCTCATCCGGGATCAGCATGGTGGCCACCATGACGTTATCACCGGCGGCGAGGCTGATCGGCCCGCTCTCGGCGAAGACGTCCGCGCCATCAAGCGCGAGGCCAGTTTCGTGATCGTACGATACACCGTCGGTCCCGAACCAAATCGGGTTGCGGAACACACCGCTATCCACGCCAGCCGTGCGGGACAGCGTGCCAATCGACCAGTGACGCTCGGCGTAATTGAAGACGACGTAGCGGTCGTTTTCGAGCGATGCGCCCGACGGATAGAACCACCAGATCTCGTTGAACTGCTGGTTGCTGACGCCGTAAATCTTGGATGACTGCGCGCCGCTGATGTCGCTAAAGATGTAATCCGAGACCTCGCAGGGGATGTCCTGAACCGCGCCGCCCGAATAGATGTGGAAGCCGCGCTTGCCCATCCAGAAGATGCCCTCGTCGACGGAGACGGCTGCCTTGCGGGCGATGACGCCGCAGGCCGAGCCCACACGCTCGAAGCCATACACAAACGGCGGCCCTTGATAGGTTGCAGCGTGGGCGTCTTGGTCCGTGAGGATCAAGGTCTGGCCGCGCGTTTTGATGCCGAGCATGATCTGGCCGCTGGTCTGCAGCTCGATGTCGCCCGCCTCGTTTGTCGTCGCCGGCGTCCATTCGGTATTGTCTTCCCGGTCGCACCACTGAACCTTGCGTGGGTTGCCCCCGGCGCCGAGGGCGAAGAGGAACCGCTCGCCGGTGACGACGAGTGAAAGGTTGTTCGTCGGCGCGTTGCTGATCGCCGCCGCGTCGTTGGCCGGGTTCAAGTCCCACTCAAGCAGGCGCCCATCCGCGATGGAACACGCGACAAGGTTCTGGCCCCAGTTGTCGAGGGCCCACGTCGTGGCCTCTCCGTAGTTGCCCTTGTCCGCACGCTCAACGCCGTAGGCCTCAAGGCCATAAAAGCCGCCGCCGTAGCCGGTGTTCACTTCTGCATCGACCGTGCCATTCGTCAAATCTGCCGGGGTGATGTCGACGACGGTGCCAGACGCCAGAACAGACTTCAGGGCATTGTGGAAGCCGGCCGCATACCTGCGGTCACTGCTGAGATCCTGCCAAGCCAGAGCCGCCCGCGGGGCGGAAGCGCCGACGGTGTCCCGCTCGCGCCAGCCGCCGACAGGCCGCATCGTGCCGTCGATCCAGCGCACCAGATTGGCGTCATACCAGCGATTGCTGGCCTGATACTCGGTGCCGTTGCGGTAGACACCCGGTGGGATCTGGAGCGGGATTAGAGGCATCTGTGTCTCCTGTGTGGCGCATCATACAGCAGAGGCATGATTTAGCCAACCTCCCGATCTATCGGGTCCAAGGCGCGCAGGACTAGGCCGTCCACCTTGTGGAAGGTTATAGACTGCAAAGCGCGTCTGCCGCCGTAGCCCATGCCGGCAGCGTACGCGTCAGGCGGGCAAAATGCGCGCAGGCTCTCATGCCGAAGCGGGCCGAGATCCTTGGCGTGATCGTGATGCACATGGCCCGTCAGGTAATGCCTGTGCCGCGTCTGCGACCAGAACGTGCATACGTCCGACAGATACAAGGCCATCTGCTGCGGTTTGCCCCTGTCGCCGTGGTGGGCGAAGATCGCGCACTTGCCCCACTGGAACATGAACAGGTCGCGAGGATTCTTCTCGACCGTCACCCGCGCCTCGTTGCGGTACCGCTCCGCCAGCGCGAAGTTCAGCGTCATGCTTGAGTGCGGGTCGTGGTTGCCGCGGAGTACGCGGACCAGCACGCTCGCGTGCTTCTGGAGCAGCCTGTGGATGGTCTCTGCGATTATCCCGATGCCAACGTCCAGCACCTTCCAGAAGCGCCCGTCCACGTCCAGCTTGTGTCGGTTGGCCGGCGTCTCTGACCGCGTGTCGTCGCTGTGGAAGTAATCGCCGCCTATCAGCAAGATCGCCTGCTCTGCCGCAGGCGTGAGCGCCAGCACCTTGGCGAAGGCGTGCCGCATGTCCTGAGCCGCGTGTTCGAGGTCGTAATCCTGCGAGCCTGTCTCGCGGCCCCACGCCAGCATGCCGACGTGGGCGTCCATGAGCGGATAAACGGCGCACAGGTCGGCCATGACGCTTTCGGGGGCCAGCACAGGCTCGGCGGGCTTCATGCCCTCCAGAGCCGCGCGTATGCGATCCGCGACGGCCTCCGGCTGCTCCGCCTCGGGCCGCAGCATGACAGAGTAACCCGGCTCCTCGTCTTTGGCGGGAACCTTCACCCAAGCCATTGAGGGAACCATGTTCGTCCCGACGGCTTTCATGCTGTCGGCGATGGCCGGGTCGAGGCGATAATCTTTCCGCACTTCAGGCGTGAAGCCAGCCCGGTCCAGAAGGCGCTGGAAGTCACGATGATTTATGCCGAACTCGCGCGCAGCCTCGGACACATTGCCCGTGCGCTTGAAGGCCTCGACGGCCTCTTGCTGTCTAGGTGTCATATCCACATCCCGCATCGAGGAGCTGGATCAGCCGCGCGCCGGAAACCACCGAAAGCGGCCCGCCATCGTCAGCCAAAGACGCCGCATGGTCCGTCCGCGCCGCTTCGGTCCCGGCGCAGACCGCATCAGTGCTTACCGCGCTCACGCAGCCAGTCACGGGCAGCGTCAGCATCAGACATGCGGCCAATCTCGTCCATTCGCTTGCGCGTCTCGACATATCCCTCAAGCTCCTCTTGCTTGGCGTCGGCCTGAGCCGACTTTCTGCCGCCAAGCCAGCTCGCTGCCAGCGCGGCAACGACAAGCCCGATGCCTGCCGCCCAGAGTTTTAGCCGGGCGAAGATCAACGGTCGCCCTCTGCCCAGCGGCGGATGCGCTCACGCATAACCCACATGGCCGCCAAGACCACAACGCCCGCGAGCACCATCGCCACGATCTGGGCTGTGCCATCCAGCGCGCCTACTGCGGCGACACCAGCGCCGGCGCCGGACGCGATCTGGACAACCGACGCCTGCACGGTGGTGGATTGAGCCACGCTGGTGCGCCCCTCAAACTCGCCATCGGTCGGTGTCAGGAACAGCTTGCGCTCGGCCTCGCGGCGGCGCGTCAGGCCCTTCAGGATCTTGCCGCCTGCCTTGTTCCACATCAGGATCGCCTTGGCCGCGCCCTCTTTGTCGCCCGCGTTGAACAGGCGGAGCGCGGATGACTTCTTGAACGCACCCGGCCCGATATTGTAGGCCAGCGAGACGAAGGCGCCGAACTCGTTGTCGCTGATGGCTACAGCGATTGAAGGCGCGATCTGATCTGCGAACTTGTCCAGAGCCGCCTGCAAATATGCCTCAGCGTCGCTCTTGGTGATTGTCATGCCGTCTTTGGGCGTGATGCCAACACCAGCCGCGGCCGTGGTGCCGTACCCTATAGTCCAGATGCCGGCCGGGCACTTGTACGCCTTCGCGCGGAAGCCCTCGAACTCTTTGACCAGATTGACGGTCGCTTGGTTTATCCTCATTTCCTCAACGCCCTCTCGATGTCGTCCAGCTTGGCGAACACAGCCTTGAAGTTGTCCTGAAGGTTCTTAAACTCGCGATCATGCGCCTGCTTGTTGGCGGCCGCCTCGGCCTTCAAGACAGCGATGTCCGTCGCATGCTCTTGCTGCGTACGGTACTGCATAAACACGAATGCCGCCACCGGGGCGACGATCCACTTCATGATGGCTTCAAGCACGTCCATGTCTGGATCCTTTCTCTCGTCACGAAATTGTCAAAGTGCCAGAAGATGTGAATGTGGACGTGTTGCCGTTCCAAGTGATCTCGCAATACCCGGCCGCGCCGTTCCCGCCGTAGTACTCAAAGACGTGGCCGAGGCCGCCAGACCCGATGCTGATCGTAAGCTCGGTGCCGTAGTCGACCTCAACAGTGCCCGTGAGCCGGGTCGATGCAAAGCCGCCCTGCCCCCTGTTGCCGCTCGAATCGAACGTCTGGGGATTGTCGCCGCCGCCGCCGCCGCCGCCCGCCCCATAAGAGGTGGATGGCGCGTTTTGGCCGACTTGCTGCGTTGATACCAGAGCGCCGCCCGGCCCATAGAAGCTGGCCTCACCCGCGCCCAAGGTAAGCTGGTTCCAGACGTAAGCGAAGCTGTACCCGCCGGATCCGCCCGGCGCTGTGATCGTTTGCATCTCGTCTGCGCTGATGGAGGAAGACCCGCCAGACGTCGCGTAGAGGCCGTAGCCCGCCCCGCCGTCATCGTCTCTGCCAGCCCCGCCGCCACCACCACCCCCGATGATGGCGTATGTGACCGTCACGGTCTTGGACGCGCCACGGAAATTGTTCATGCTGATCGGCCCGCTCGTCGGGATGAGGGCCGTGCCCGCGCCATCCGGCACATATGTGCCGCCGCGATAATACTCGTCCAGCGAGATCGGATCGGTCCCGCCAAACTCTTGCTGGATGTCGGCCAGTGTTACGGTTCCAGTCGGGACTGCCATCAGGAGATCGTCCCGTACCCTGTCACGTTCCCGGTGACCGTCAGGTTGCCGCTGCTGTCGAGGCGCATCCTGTTCGTCCCGCCGTAGGCAAACGTCAGGTTAGTGCCGCTCGCGGTGACGGTCCAGCTTTGCGTGCCGCCAGTGATCGTAACCACGCTGGCCAGCGTGGGCGAGGTGAGCGTTGGCGAGGATGAGGGGGCCTTGGTGTCGATCTGCGTCTGGATGGCTGACGTGACGCCGTCCACAAAGTTCAGCTCGGCGGCCGTCGGGGTCACTGCGGTGCCGCCGATCTTCCACTCGCCGACCGTCAGGTTCGGCTTGATCGCAATCGTGCCGTCCAGAAGGTCGTCGATCTTGTCCAAGTCCGAGTTGACCTTGGTGCCCCAAGTGTTTTCGGATGCGCCAACCTCGGGCTTCACAAGGCCGTAGGTGGTGGTTGTCGTGTCAGCCATCTCTTACCTCACGCTGCCCGCGTCCACGTCGCGCTTGACGACGATGCGGGGGTCCAAGTCTCATTCTGTGCCGCCTGCGGGGTCCACACCGAGCCGTCAGCCGATACCGGGGTCCAATCGTCGCCCGTGACTGACTGCGCTGTCCAAACCTCGGCCTGCGGCGTGTTGCCCTCCCACTTGAGGACGGCTCTCGCGGTGAAGATAGCATAAACAGCAGACGTCGCGCTACCCAGCAAAATGCGCTGCCCAGACGCGGCAGCCGCCGACTGGACGGACACGCTCGCGCTGTCTTGATGGACAGCCTCGGCTCTGGATGTTGCCGCGCTGCTCGCGGCGGTCGCGGCGCTTGGCTGCTGGATGCGCTCGGAGGCCGCAGTCGCCGCAGATGTCGCCGAAAGTGCCGCGCTCGGCTGCTGGATGCGCTGCGCGTCGGATGCCGCCGCCGAGGATGCGGACAGGGCTGCCTCTGCGAACTTGATGATCCCGGCGCTGGCGCTGGCAGCCGAGGCCACGGTCAGCGCGGCCCCGGTTATCTTGGCGTCGCCCTCGGCGTAGCCCTCGACCCAGTATTCAGGCTGGACGTAATACGGAAACGACATTTCGCCCTCGCCCGTGGTTAAGTTTCGGCCACTTTATCAGAGTGCCGGGTTTGCGTCACTCCGGCTTTGTGGGCCAGACCACGCTGCTCGGGAAGCCAGACTGTGCCGTGATGTCGAGAAGCGCCCGTCGGTAGGCGGCCCATTCGGCCTGCTTCTCTGCGGTCAGGTCGGCCCAGCGGAGCGGATTGCTGGCGATGGGGTCAACCTCGGATGCCAGCCTGTAGTCACGTTCTGCGCGAACGGCCTCTGCGGTTGCGGCGTCCAGTTCTTCCTGTGTGGGCGGAACGTAGGCTGCGGTGGCAGGGTCTGCATCCATCTGGGCGTAAAGTGCGGCCACGTCGAACTGCGCCCCGGTGTCGTTTGGGTTGCAGGTAAACGGTATCCACCCGTGGTCTGGATGCTCAATCTCGCAGTCGATCCAACCGTTTGCGAGGCGATGTGTGTTGCGGTAGTTCATGTCAGGAAATCCTCATAAAGACGGAGGTGTACATGTCGACACGGCTAAGGGCCGCAGTTCCGTCATAGTACCCAGTAGAACCCATGAGCCGCCATGTGCCACTTGGCTGCCCGTAGACGCTGGCGTACCCGCTGTTGGTAGAGTAGGCATATGAGTTAGCCGGAAAAAGGCTGGACCCAGAGACAGTTGCGCCCGGCCCCTGTTGACCCGCCCCGCTCCACAGGAAAAACCCATACGACCCAACCGCGCCATATGCCAAGCCAGCGGTGGCCGTGCCGACTTGTGCGGATGTTGGAGTACCGGCAGGGAGGTCTGTCAGGGCCGCGCCGCTTATCGGAGGTAAGGCACCTGTGAGGTTCCCGGCTGAAAGGTTGGTCAGGGCAGCGCCATTCAGGGCGGGCAGGGTTCCTGTCAAGTTCGCAGCGTCCAACGTTCCATCAAACGCTGGTGCCGTGATGCCTGTGCTGCCATTGAGCGTGATCGGCATAAGTTAGGTTCTCCCCTTGTGCGCGCTTTTCATCAGGAAACCCTTAGCCACAGTGATGTGCGCGAGCCAGCAACGTAGGCGTAATTCGTAGCAGAGCCAAGCGCACGACCAGTCTGCCCCATAAGCATCCAAGTCCCGCTGGCCGTGGTGTTGTAATAACCTGCCCAACCCGTGCTGTTTACGTCCGAAATAGCGTTTGCGTAATAAAGGCCAGAGCCAGCGCGAAGCGTGCCGGGGTCGGTAATTTGAGACGTTAACTCATGCAAAAAAGCATAAGTCCCGACGCCGCCGAGTGACAAGCCAGCCGTAGCTGTGCCAACCTGTGGCGAGGTGGGGGCAGGCAGATTTGTCAGGGCTGCCCCGCTGATTGCAGGCAGGGCACCCGTTAACTGCCCCGCAGGCAACGATGTCAGAGACGCACCACTACCGCTCAACCCATTCGGGAAGTTAGGAGCGCCAGTGCCAGCAGCGTCGGTGATCGAGTTTGCGCGAATTTCGGACATCAGGTGGCCTCCTCGGGGGCAACGTCAAGCGGGCCGCTTTCAGTCCACAGCCAACGGTCGTGAATGTCACGCGACGGCAGAATGCTGTCGTCCACGATGCGCCAAGGTGTACCCGGCGGCACGTCCTTCTGCGCCACAGCTTCGATCTGGTCGGCAAAATCCGGGGCCGGGACCATGACTGCTACGAGGCCGTTTTCTTGCGGGTAAATGACGACTTGCATGGTGAACCTCTTAGCGGAAAACGGCGACGTTGACGTGAGACATGTTTTCGGCGGCGGCGTTGATGGTGTTTCCATACCATACAATTAGGCTACCCGCAGAGTAACCAAGGTAATACGGAAAGGCGTTCGATTGCCGCCCAAACCCAGCACTGTGGGCGCTGCAGACTGCGCTGTAGTTCGTGTCCTGCATAGCTGTGGCAAAGTTGACGGTGGATTGCCCGGTCCCGTTATAGGTGACGCTGGACACGTTTCCGCTTGCGCGGATGGAGCCACTGAAACCGTCAAAATTTACCCACGCACGGCAGGCATACACAGGGGCAGAGCCTGAGGCGTTAAAAAGCGAAAGAGCATCTGCGTTGGTGTAGGCAGCAGGAATGTCAGCAGTCGTAGCCAGCGTCCCCGAGGCATCCGGCAGCGTCAGCGTCCGATCCGTGTTCGTTCCGGGGGAGGCGATGGAGAACGTCCCGGTGCCGGAAGCGTTCGGCGAGAGTGCAATTTTGCTCATCAGATCACCACATATCTTGCGCCGGACGACACCGTGACGGTCACGCCGGAGTTGATGGTTATCGGCCCGGTGGACATGCCGTTGCGGCCAGTCACAAGCGTGATATTCTCAGTGATCGTGGCTGAGTTTTCATAGATTGCGTCAGACGTAGCGCCGCCGCCGATCGATCCCCACTCCGTGCCGTTATAGCCCTCGAAGGATGTGGCGTCGGTGTTGAAGCGCAGGTGACCAGTCGCGGGCGTGGGCCGCTCTGCCTCGGTCCCAGTCGGGATGATGGCGGCACCAGTCGAAGATGTCCGCTGCACCGAGGTGTCGGCTTTGGCACCCTGCGCCGCCGTCGCGTAGTCCGTGGACGCGGTGGTGGCAGCCGTGCCCAAGCCCAATGTCGTCCGGGCCGCCGAAGCGTCCGCGTCGTCGATCAGGGACGCGCCGAAGGTTGAAATGGTTGACGTCTCGACCTTCGCCGAGTTCAGGTTGGTGAAGTTTGCATCCACCTCGGTGTGGGTTAGCGGCTCACCCTTGCCCGCCCTCGTTACGATGGTCGCCATTCATTCACCTATCAGTCGAGGGTGACGTCGAGGTCGCCCGACGGAATGCGGAGAACGTCGCTCGAGGCGATGGTCTTGGACGAGGTCAGCGTGGCGTAGACCAGCATGTTGCCCGAGGTTTCCGCGTCGAAGACGGCGATGTGCGTGATCGTGCCCCACGTCCCGGTGGCCGTCGGCCATTCGATTGCTGCGCTGTTGGTAGCGAGGTTGCCGCTGACGGTGAAGGTGACCGCTTCGCGGGCGTAAGACCCGCCGGACACCTCAGTCCCGCCGCCAGCCTCGCCGGGTGCCGCAGTGAACAGGCCGACGTACCACGCCGTCGGGCGCGTCGGGGATCCGTTGGTCAAGGCCCACTGGAGTACGCGGGTCTCAAGGTCGTTTGTGAAGCTCATGGCGCACCTCGTTTGGTTCTCATCACCAAGCCGGATCCGCCGTATTTGGCGTCACTGGAGCTTGTGTTCAAATTGTTGATGCCCTGCGCGAGCAGAGCCTCCCAGACCTGAATGCGGGCGTCGTCCTTCAGGTAGGGTGCGGAGTGAACCAGCGCGCCGTACAGGTAGACGTCGGGGGCCTCAGTCAAGAGCCAGTTTGTCGTGTTGCTGACGGACAGCGCCGGCACGCGTGCATAATACACCAGTGACGCATTGTAGGTCAAATCCGGGGTCGGGTATAGCTCGATCCCGCCGCCGGTGAGCGCGTAGTTCGTCGGGCGGCCGACGCGGTCGTTGCGGTCGGTTCGCAGTTGCAGCATCTGCGCCGTGCTGATCGGGGAAACCTCGACCGTCGGCGCGTCGGTGATTTGCAGGCGGATGGGCTGCAGGAAGTCTGCCGGGATGGCGCTGTACTGCGTGTCCAGTTCGGCCGTCGAGCGCGTCTCCATGCGCCAGTGACGCAGATCTCGGCTGATGCGGGCCTCGGCCAGCTTGATGAAGGTCGGGATGGCCGACGTCAGGTCTTCCCGGTTCAGGAAGTCCGCGACGGACGATTGCAGGTCAGAGTACGTTGCAATGGTCATTTTTTGCCCTTCTTGGCCTTCCCGGCTTTACTCAGCGCGATGGCCACGGCCTGCTTCTGCGGCTTGCCCGCCTTCATCTCGGCGCGGATGTTAGCAGAAATTGTTTTCGCGGACGATCCCTTTTTCAGTGGCATTAGTAGTTCCTCCGTATCATTGCCCCGGCTGGGCCAAGGCGGACTGGCGAGACGCCGTAAGCCTCGCCCAAGATGGATTGCAAATATTCCTGCAATTCTCGCTGGCTGAAGCCCTTTTGGTATGTGTCAGCAGACGTGATGACGGACATCGGCTCTGGTCCGGGCATACCCTTGGCCGTCATAACGTCTCGGCCTCTGGTCGTTACGACGCCCACACCGCCCGGCTTTAGCACGCGGCCGATGTCTGACACGATCTGGTCTCGCACTTCGCGCGGAACCACGTTCAAAACATTCAGATTGGTCAGGCGGTCGTAAGACGCGTCTGGGATGTCAGCCGCCGCCCGATACGTCGGGTCGAAGCCAGCACGCGGGAACGGCTCATAAGTGTCAAAGCCAAGATCACGGCTCATGCCAAGACCAGCCCCGAAGTCGAGCGTGCGGCCTTCTGGTATTTCCGTATCAAGCAGGCCAAGCGCCTTTTTGTATGTCGGGAATGTGCCAGCGATCTGGGTTCTTTGGGCGTTGCTTAGGGGCGGCAGCGGCAGCGACCCAGTTTCGCTAGGCAAAAACTCAGCGGCTGTGTCCGCCACCCTCCCCGTCATCGCAGCATCCGTCAGCAGCCCGAGCGCACGCCCTTCCGGCGCGGGGCCTGCTACGTCAAACATGGCCGCCAGATCTCGGGCCAGACGGCGCTCGTTTGACGTGTCGCCGCCGAAAGCCTCGCCCAGCAAGCCAGCGCCGCCGTAGACACCGCCCATAGCCGCGTTCACGCCCGCCAAGCCCATGTCGCCGATGTATTGCCCGGTGCGCTCCAGCCCCTGCATGAGGGGGTTCTGAAAGTAGGTCGGCCTGCGCCCGGCGGTAGATGCCAGATCTGCGGCAGTCTCGAAATACGGGCTGGCCATGCGTGAGGTCGTGTCGCCGAAGGTGTCCGGGGCAGCCTCTCCGCCCGGCATCATCCCGGCCTCTGCCGACGCGGGGGTGGCGGCGATCACATCCAGCGTCACGTCGTCGTACTGCATGCCGGGGTTGTTGTACGCCATGATGTCAGCGTACTTGACCTTCCGCCCGTCAGACAGGACGGCATACGGGACGTTGTTTATGATCTCAAGCGTTGCCTTGTCCATTTAAGCCCCCGGCTTCTTGCCCTTGCGCGGCCCCGGCTTCATAGCGTTTTCCTCTTCTGGCGTCATGCCCAAAAGTCCAAGACCTGCACCGGGTGCAAGAGTAAAATACGCTGCGCGTGACGCGCTCGGAATCGGTCGCACGGTCCCTTCGGCGGCCATGTAGCCAGCATCTGAATGGTCCTGACGCACGCGGCGCATTTGGTCCATGTTCATGCGCGGCAGCTTTTCAAGACCGGGGAACAGAACCTCATGCGGCTCAAGGCGGTTTCTGATGCGGTCCCACAGCATCCACTGGCTTGAGAACAGCCCCTGCCCATCCTGCGATGCGCGGGCTTGGTTGGCCTCAAGCGCCCTGACGTAAGGGCCTTGGATCATTTCCATATCAGTCGGCTCGCCGCTGATCCAATTTGTCTCACGAATAGCCTCTGGGATGCGCTCGTTGAACTCACCCGTTTTTTTGACGCGGGTTTTTGCCGATGGCAGATTGTTCACATAGGCAAGGGCGGCATCAACAAACATGCCGCGCCCTCCCGGCGCTGCCTGAAGCTCGTCGATGGTGGAGACCTTCGCATCCGGGCGCTCCATGTTGTACTTCCCGATCAGGTTTTGCTCCCAGTCGGCCTGCGTTTGGGGGTCCGGGAACATGTCATTGCGGAAAAGTGTAGCCATGTGGCGGTCGATGGCCGAAATCGCAGCATTTTCAGGATCCTGCCACACAGTGCCAAGGGATCCCGTCTTGGCCTTCAGTCCGCGCGTCTCGTTCATCACGCGCGTCACAAATGTCGCCCACTTTTCACTGTCCGACATGCCGCCCATCGTGTTGTCTGCCGGGTCGAAGCGGTAAAAATCTGGGCGATCACGCATCTTCTGCGTCATTTCGGCAAGATCGGTGTAATTTGCAGAGCCAGATGCTCCAAGGCCGCCGCGCTCGGCTGCATGCAAGCCGAGACGGCTGCTGATATCGCGCGACATCGCTTGGCGGTCTTTGATGTCTGGGACCGTCCCGCTGTAATCATACGGAACCATCTCGTTCCACGCTTTGAGATCCTGCGGCCCCTTCACCATAGCCCGCTGCAACGCAAGCTCGTTTGGCGTCAAAGGCTGGTTCGGCGAAATCAGGCCGAACAGCAACTGGTTGGTGATCCGCTCATCCGATAGTGGCCCCTGACCCATTGCCGCCACCATGCGGTTGTGGATGGAGCGATGAAGCTCTGGCGGAAGGTCATTCGGGTTGATGCCTTGCGATTTCAGGTGCAGCAAATCGTAGTAAGTGAACGGCGCGTCGCCGCCGGGGATCGTGACATCTCGCCCGCCAGCCGTCTTTACGGTTTGCAAATTCTTGCGCCACTGTTCACTCGACATCGGGCCAAGATTTTCTACGCCATACTGCCGACCAAACCTGCCAAAATCTTCAGGCTCAAAGTCAGCGACGTCTTTGCCGCCGAATGTCACTGGCATCTGCATGTCTTCCGGCAGGCCGAGCGTGCTATCGACCGCAAGCGGGCCTTGACGCGCTGGCGGGATTTTCATGCCGCCGAGGTCAAGCTCCGCGCCGGGCTTCACGCCTTTGAGCGGGGACGCCGCCTTCTTGGCACCCTTTGTCGCTTTTTTCCCGCCGCTAATGATGAGGCCGAGGGTTTTTGCCGCTTCGTCTACAATCGCCATATCTCGCCTCTTACTGCATCGCCAGCAGGCCCATGGGCCGCCGCTGTGGTCTCGGTGACGTCACGCGCTGCGTGCCGTAGGTGCCAGTCGCGGGAAGTGCCGACCCGGTCAGTTCTTCGTATTTCGCGCGGATCTTGGGGATGTAATCCCGCGACTGCTCGGGAAGATCCTCGAACTTGCCGTTCCACTTCATCGCGTTGGTCGGACCCCAGTTGTAGGCCGCCAGCGCGCGGTCCATGTCGCCGCCCGTCAGGTCCAGCATGGCGCGCAGGTAATCGTCGCCCATCAGGTAGCTCAGGTCAGGCTCGAACAGCAGGCCTTGTGCCGCCGCAGGCGTGCGCTCGGTGACCGGGTATCCACGCTCCATCGCGCGGTCGAAGACGTTCCTGACGTCGTCGCGCGGGTTCATGGCCGTCTCCGGCATAAGTTGCGTCAGACCCGCAGCGCCCTTCTTGGAGACCGCCATCGGATCCCCGCCGCTCTCGGCGTAGATCAGGGCGTCCAAGAGCGCCTTCAGGTCAAACTGGTCAGCCATCAGCGCGGGCCCATCCCGAAATACGACGGGGCGAAGCGGTTGGGCGACTGCTTCTCCATGAGCGGCGTCGTCGTGATCGCGCCGGGCGCGTAGATGCTGTTGTTGTTCGCACGACCAAGTGCAGCCTGAACCAGCGCCACCAGTTCCTCGTTTGACATGCCCTGCATCGGGTTGGACTGTGCCGCCGGGGCCGGGCGCGGCAAGAGCGCGGGCATAGCCTCCTGCTCTTCCATGCGTGCGGCGTACCCCTGCGGGCGGATGCCCAGAGCGTTCAAAAGGCCCGACAGCGGGCCGCCCTCGAACTCAGACCCGGAGCGGCCCATGCCGCCGCCGTCGATCATATCCATCAGGCCAAGAAAGCGTTTTTGGTCCATGCGTGCCCCCGCGTTTCGCGGCATATTACCAGATCAACGCGACCTTGACTACCTCGTCACGCAACACCCTTCAGGCGGCGCCGGATCGGCTGGCTCCAGTTGGCCGTCGGCGTGCCCAAGGCCGTCGCGGCGTCACCGGCGAAACTGAGGAAGACGGCGTCTGCCAAGTCGGGAGACCGAAGACCGCGCCGGCGCATGTCGTCCTTGCTCTCTGCCTTCACCTTGCCCGTCGATCCGAAGCTGTAGCGGATTGATGTCAATTCCGATAAAAGCGCCGGATTTTTCGGAAGTCTGGCCGTGCGCTGCTCCAGCCAACCGCGCACGCGGAAGATCAGCTCCGTCCGCAGGTTGGTGTATGTGCTGCCGAAGGCGGGAGCCTCGCTGACGTTGATCCCGCGCACGGGCATGCCAAGCTCGCGCATACGGTCCACAACCCCAGACCCGAGGCCGATGCTGTCGACCAAGATCTCAACGGGCCGCTGGTTCGGCATGAGGGCGTCGTAGTACGCCTTCACGCGCCCGGTGGTCGCCATGAGGTCGAGCCCCTGCCAAGCCTCAATATCCGTGATGACGTTGCCCGTACGACGCACCAGAACGGTCCTGTCGCTGCCGAAGCGGGCGACGTCCAGAGACCAGATCGGCCGGATGTTCTGCGAGATCGACACGTCGCGCTCGACGGCGGCTTCCGCGAGGTGCAGGGGGATGATCGTGTCGTCGTCACCCAGCGGGAACTCGCCCAGCACGCGGATCCTGTACGCGTTGCTGTCCTCCCCGTAGCGCGTCTTCATCTCCTCCACGAACTCTTTGGACACGCGCTTGCTCTCAACGCACGACCAGTGCAGCGTGAACCAATGCTCGGACAGGCGGTTGTGCGTCTCGAAAAACGTGCCACTCGTCCGCGTCGGGTTGCCGGCCAAAATCGTCACGGCGCTGTGGCCCGACATCGATCCGCTGGCAGCCTCGAAGACCTGCTCCGGCACACCTGACGCCTCGTCCACCACCAGCATGACGTTGTCGCTGTGGACGCCGGCCAGTGCTTCGGGCTGCTCTGCGCGGCTGGTGCGTGCCGAGATGAACGCCTCGCTGGCGGCCGCGATCAGCTCCACGCGGTCCGTCTTCACCTCCAGCAAAACCTTCAGCGCCTCGGGAAGCTCGTTGATCCATCTCTTCAGTTCCGCGAACAGGGCGTCGTACAACTGGGCCGTCGTGGGCGCCGTCACCACGACCTTGTTCGGGAAGCGGAACAACACGAACCACAGCATCGACCAACTCAGCGACGTTGACTTGCCCGTGCCGTGCCCCGACCTGACCGAGATCTTGCGCTCGCCCCGGCCGACGGCTCTCAAGAGATCGTCCTGATACGGCTCAGGCTCGGCGCCGAGGATCTCGCGAACGAACAGGCCCGGGCCCTCGTCGGTCATCCCGTACCGCGCGATCATCTCCTCGAAGGGGTTCTTCGCGCTCACTCGTCGTCATCCCCGAATAAGACCTGCATCTTGGCCGTCTCGATCATCCACAGGGCCTCCTGCCGCGTGACGTCACCAGAGCTGCGGATCCACAGCGTGCCCTCTGGCGTGTGCCCCAGCACAAAAACCGACGTCAGCCCGCGCTTGATGCCGTCCTGCATCACGTCGTCCGCGGTCGGGCCGTCATGCTCCGGCATGCCAACCAGACGTATCACGTTGTCACTCGCCATCGTTGACGCTCCCCTCAATCGTGATGCCGCCGTCGCGGTGCTTCTTCAGCGCCTCGAGGTGCAGTTGGTTGATATTGATCGTCACGCTCGGGCCGTTGTTGTTCTGCCGGAAGCGGTTGGGGTCGTTGACCGATGCGAGCCACTTGCGGACGTCAATGCGCTCCTTGGCCACCGCCACCTGCTCTCGCGAGATGTTTCCCACGTTCGCCATCTCGTCGGCGATGTCCAGAGCCTCGTCGGCCAGCTTGTCCGCGAACTCGCTGCGGGCCTCCAAGATGACGGCCTTGTAATCCGGGTGCGCGTTCAGGTGCCGGCTCAGGTAAGAGCGGCTGCAGCCCAGCTCGGTCGCGAGATCCGATATCTTGCCGCCCTCGGCGATGTAATCCTGCAGCCACTCCGGGCCGCCGCGCGTGTCGATTTCTGCGAGCAGCTTCTTGCGTAACGCCTTGCCTGCCATCGTGCCCTCCTCGGCTCTCTCGGCGACCTTAACCGCGCGGCGGCTTCAGATCAATCTATGTACGACCAGCCGCCTTTGGCGATCTGACAGTGGCGGGCTATGGTGCGCGACGTCTTGCCCACAGCCACAGCCGCCAAGCTCGCGCTGGGGAATATGCCGAACGGCGTCTGCACGGGCTTATTCCTCGGATGCGTCGTACGATCCAGAAGGTGCCGACCGAGGCGGCCTCCGCTTGCCGTGCGACCCTTTTCCTTCGCGTCCCGGCTGTTCTCAAGGTGGGTGCCGCCGCGCAGGTGGTTCGGGTTGACGCATGACGGGTTATCACAAACGTGCATCACGACGGGGTGGTGCGTCTCGCCTGTCGCCAGCGCGTATGACATGCGGTGCGCCAGCACGTTGTCTCCGGCCAGCGTGATGATGCCGTACCCGTCCCTGACCTTCGTGCCGATCCAGATGTGGCACGCGTCCGGGCCGCCGCCGGTGTAGATCTTGGCGCGGAACTTATCCTCAAGGTCTGCGTTCCAAAGTTTCAAAATTTTTGCGACCGTCGCGCCAGTCGGCGTTCTGGCATGGGTGTACGCCCCGGGCTCCTTCTTGCCGGCGCGGCGCTCCCGCATGTAGCACGCTTGGCACATGCCGCGGACCGCGGCTGGCTTCTCGGGATGGTTTTTACAGTTAGTCATGGCGTGGTGCCTCCCTCTCTATGCCGCGTTATATCGCATGTCTGCGTTATATGGACAATGGGTTTTCTGTGGGTTTTCTGGAAATTTTTCTGGGGTGAGCAGATGTGTGTGGGGCTGCATAAGCAGCCGCCCCCGGCTTAACCCCCTAGACCGGGGGGGGCCTCGCCGACCGATCCCAGCCCGATCCGGCCCGACCATATAACACTTCAATCGCGTAATAGGTGGTATGCAATATGGCCACCTCAATGATAACAATGGGTTAGAATATTCGCCCTGTTATCCCGCGTAATATGCAGCCCGGAACAGGCCCGATAAGTCCAGATTGAGTGCACCGTACGCTGCACCGAGGTCGCCGACCGGGCTCGCCCGCGTGTGCGCGAGGCGGCGTGTCTCGGGGAGCGGTCAACCACCCGTTCGCCTCCCCTCTCGCCACCCCGCCACATCGCGTCAGAGGCACCTTACAGCGCGATCTCGCCTCGATCCGACCGCAGGTAGCCGAAGCCCACACATCGCGCTCCACGGGCCTCCCACGCGCAAAAGAAAACCCAGCACGAATGCTGGGCTCAGTTGAGGCAGGCTGACGGCAGGAGACGACCGTCACCGCCACGCTATCTCTTCACCGCGAGATATGCAAACACGCCGTCGCCTACCCGCTTGCAGAACAGGATGCACTTGCCCCTCTCGCCCGCTGACTGGGCCAAGTAACGGTGAACCCCTCCGCAATGCGGTCCGACATGGTACAGGATCCGGTCTCCCCTCTGCGCGCCGTCTATGGCGACGTGAAAGGTGCGGCTGTCCTCGGCCGTGATGTCGATCACCGTGCCGCCGATCTTCCGCTCGATCTCGTCCAGCATCAGAAGTCCTCCATGAAGCTCAGGTCATCATCGAGATCCTCGGGCTTGCTGCGTACACGCTTCACCTCGGCACCGGGAAACGCGAGCTTCACCGCGTTGATTAGCCCGTTGCGATGCTCATGCAGTGCCACCGCCACTTCCCGCATGCTGTGAATGGCGATGCCCGGCCGCTTGGCGTATGCCGCCGGCCACTCTCGCCCATCCGCGATGATGCCGTACACCGTGCCCTCGTACTCGTGCTCCCAGATCATCGGATCCGACACGGGCCTGCCCGCTGCCACCGCTTCGGCGTCCATGGCCGTCAGCCCGCGTATGCAGACCTCCACCCAGAACTTGACCTTGTCGGGATCCTTGGCGTCGATGGCGCCATTCAGGCCCGCCACCGCCTTACCCCACTTCGCGGCGCTCTCGCTCGAGACCAACTCGGGCAAACGATCCACGCCCCACTTCTTGTCCATCTCGCGGACAGACCTGTCGAACGGTGCCAGCGACATATCCGCCCTGATCTCATCCGCCGTCGCACCCTTGGTCAGGATGCGGTCATCTTTTTTTTGGCGTGTCGGTCTGTGTGCCATCGTCATATCTCCTCTCTGGCTTTTTTTTAGCATGCCTCACTCTCACCTCACCTCACTCTCCAAAACCTCTCTTCCTCCTCACCCTAAACCCCCCTTTAGGGGGGTAGGGTGAGGAGGGGGATGTTTTACCTCAGTCTTCCTCAGTCTTTCCTCACCAACTGAGGAAGACTGAGGTGAGGTTTTACCGGAACAGTTTGTCGATGCCGGCCTCCTCGCGGGCGCGTTCCCAAGCCTCTCTGGCCTCCGCCTTCATGGTCGGCGGGCGGCCCGTCTTGATGTCGCGTGTCGTGCCCGTCCGGTCCACGATCATGATGTTCTCCTTCGGCCCGCGAGGCTCTGATGCCTGCCTGCGCGCCCTCTCGATGGCTTCAACTCTGGCCCTGTCCTCTGCCGTCGGGCCGTGCGCCGACTTGGTTATCATGGCGCGCGCGTTCATGTCCGAGATGGTCATTTCACACCTCCCCCTGCATCTCTTCACTGCACTCACCGCAGACGAGCCGCATGGTCGACTTGGCCCACGCCTTGTCGCCGCAGCACGGGCAGGTGAACTTGACCTTGCTCATGTCCTTCTTCTTCTCGGCGGCCGCCTTGGGCTGCGTGAAGTAGGGGAGCGTGAAGCCGGTGGCCAGCAGGGCGTTCATGGCGTGGTAGAAGCGGCCACCCTCCTCGACGTAGTGCGTCATCTTGCGGCCAGTCTGCTTGCCGCCGGGCTGGCCCGTCTCGCTGGGGATCAGGCCCACGCGCTCCATCAGGCCGACCCACTCTTGGTTGTGGTTGCCGCTCTTGCCGGGCTGGCCGTACTCTTCCTGCTCAAGGTGGGTCATCTCATGCACCAGCGTGGACAGGACGGCGTCCAGCGTGCGCTCCATGGTGTCGGGGTTCAAGGATATCTCATGCGTGCGGTCTCCGTCCTCGCGGTGCTTAAACTGCTCCGCGTGGAAGTAGCCGTGCGCGTTGCGCTTGCGGGTCAGAGTGAACATGACCGACGGCAGGCGGTTGTCGAACAGCGTGTCGTTGAAGTGATTGAAGGCGCTGTCGAGGTTTGCGTAGGTTTCGGCGGTCGGGGTCTGGTAGTTGGTCATGGTGGTCTCCTGTTTGCTATTGGTTGGGTTAGGCGGCTGCAGGGTCACAGCATCACCACATTGATGCCGGGAAACATGTCGCGGTAGTAAGCGATCACGTCCTTCATTTCTGAAACGCTGTCCGCGCCCTCTGCGTCATATGCGGCGTTGCCATCAGGCTGGACCAGATACTTGCCGGGGTAGATGTGCGTCATGCCGCCGACCTCGGCGATTACAACGTCGCGCTTGCCGCAGTAGATGGTGTCGGGGGCGATCATGGTCATCTGGGTCATCCTTGTTTGCTAGTTCGTATGAGCAGTTATAAACAATGCTCAGTACGATGCAACAACAAAATGCACAGACGATCAACTATTTTGCGTCACACCTCATCGTGGCTGATCCACTCGCCCGGGACGACGATTGAAACATCCCGCGCCTGTCTGATGTCCTGCACCTTCTCGACGGCCAGCACGTTGGTCTTCAGCCACGTCTTGAGGATCGTGTTGACCTTGTTGCGGCCAGTCTTGTCGGTGATGTCGATGTCCAGCAGGTCCGCGACGGCCACGCCAACCCAGTTCTTGGACTGCGGGCTCTCGCGGTACGGGCTGCCGGCCTCCTTCGCGTTGGCCACCAGACGCTGGATCGTGCGCGCGTCCTTGCCGCTGACGCCGTCGAACGCGTCAGGCAGCTTGTAGGGCACGCACACGCCGACCCACTCACCGTTGGCGATCTGCACGCCCACCATCTTGCGGTAGACAGCGGCGGCAGCCGGCGGGGCGAGATTCGCTTTGCCATCATCAACGCGAAACACCGAGCGCGCCTCTGACGGATCGATGCCCAGCCTGACGGCCTCATCCTCTGACATGCGGTTCACAACGCGTGCAGCGCGTGCGGCACCGATCAGGCTGCCTGCCCCACGCACGCTGTCGATGCCGGCGTCCTCGCCGTTGCCCTTGCGGATGTGGTGAACCAGCCCGATGGCACACTTCGTCAGGTCGGCCACCTTGCGGATCTCGGCCACGATGGAATTCATCGCAGAGT